CTTTTCTTTTCTCCCCCGGTCCCCCAAGGGGGGCAAAACAGGCAAAAACACGAAAGGGACAAAACGGACACTATGGGAAATGACCAAAAACCCTTGCCGGGCTTTGAGATCAAAAAAATAAAACTACAAAAAGGGCGCCTATCCAAGGCGGTCGATGTAGTAATCAGGGACAGCCGGAAAAGTGGCGGGCCATACATCATCGACGAGCTAACGGCCGCCATGCTCCGCACCTGCGCCACAAACGTGGAGGCCGCGATCGCCGAAGGATCGTCCTGGGCAGTGGCTAACGCGATGAAGGAACTACGCGCCCTAAGGGATGAAATCGTCCAGCCGGTGCCAAACAGTGAAGGCGACGCATTTGACAAACTCCTCCAAGACCTCGCGGCCGACGTTCCCCAAACCGGGGCAGGCGCCTCCTAGGTTTGCCACCCAGCGACCACCACACCTTCGGACCTTAGGGCCAGCCGTCACGCGTCTGGCTCACGGTTTAGGCTGGATCCCACACCCGTGGCAAACGCAACTGTGGGATCTCGCCCTGACCCTCAACGCCGAGGGGACAGGGTGGCAGTACCCCACGGTCATCGTGACCACGCCCCGCCGGTCCGGCAAAACCCGCGCCGTGAGCGCCGCCATGATCCATCGAGGCTTGACTTTTCCCAAATCGCGCACCTTTTACACCGCCCAAACGGGGCAAGACGCCCGCGACTGGTGGCGCGACGCCGTAGCCGAACTAGGCGGGACACCACTGGCAGGCCGTTTTGACCTGCGCCGGTCCGCCGGCTCGGAGTCCATCACATGGCCAAACGGCTCCACCCTGCGCGTTTTCAGCCCCCAGCCGGACGCGCTCCACGGAAAAGACACGGACCTAGTGATCGTCGATGAGGCGTGGGCCTTCACCCCGGACCGTGGACGCGCTTTGGTTCAGGCCATCAGCCCGACACAGCTGACGCGCCCCTTTGGCCAGATTTGGTGGCCGTCAACGGCTGGGGACGAAACTAGCGATTTTCTAAAAGACATCATCGAGCGCGGACGGGCCAGCATCGCGGACCCAAACGCCTCCATCGCCTATTTGGAGTGGTCCTGCCCACCGGAACTAGACCCGCTGGACCCTGACTCATGGCCCCAATACCACCCCGCTTATGGCCTGACGGTGAGCCATGACGCGCTCAAAGCCGAACTAGACCGCATGGGTGCCTCCGATTTTGCGCGTGCGTACGGCAACGTCTGGCCCGCTCCATCCTCTGGCGCCGGCTGGCCGGCCGGTGTGTGGGAGTCCGCGGCCACCGATGTGAAACCGGAAGGGACTTTGGCATGGGGCGCTGACGTTTCGCTCGATCGTGACCGCGCGACGATCGCCGTGGCCGGCAGGGTCGATGGTGTGGTGATCGTGGAAATCGTGAACCAGTGCCCACCTAGCGACGCCGCCGCGATGCTCCGTGAGTATCAAAAGCGCCACGGCGGACGGGTTTTTGTGAACCCGTACGGCCCCGCCGTGACGCTTGACGATGACCTTACACGGGAAAAGGCAGATTTTGAGTCCATCGGCTCCATGGATTATGCGTCCGCGTGCGCCCAAATCTTTGATGGTGTGCGCTCAGGGGCGCTGAAATACCGCCCAGACGATGACCTAAACGCTGCCGCCGCAACAGCTGGACGCCGCAACATTGGGGAGCGCTGGGCATGGGCACGCAAAAATGGTGTGGACGTCAGCCCACTAACCGCTATCACGCTGGCCGCATGGGGCGCGACACGCCCAAGCACTGCCACGCCTAAGCCCACCTGGCATGTCCCCCGGTAGTGGTACGATTTGGGCGTGGTGAACCCTTTGGTTCTGACTAATCGCCCTGCGCGGGTCGACCTCGACCTCTACGCCGGCGATACTGTCGCCGTCCCCGTTGTTGTTTACGAGGGCGACGACCGCGTAGACCTTACTGGGACTAATACCGCGGCTGTCCGCGTCACCCCGCAGGAGCCCATCGTGGAGGACCTGCCCATCATCATCGAGCTAACGGACGCCATCCAAGGTGAGGCCCTGATTTATGTGGACGGCACCGGCGGATTTACCGATGGTTTCACCGGGTTCTGGGACTGGGAACTAATCCAAGAGGACGAAATAACGACCCGCACGATCTGCGCGGGCACCATCACTATCGCGGCGGATGTGACACGTAATGGCTAACGGTGAAATCCGTATCGACCTAAACAGCACGATGGGCCCACAGGGACCAAAGGGCGACCAAGGCGATCAGGGCATCCAGGGCATCCAAGGCGTCAAGGGCGATAAGGGCGACCAAGGCGATCAGGGGATCCAGGGCATCCAAGGCGTCAAGGGCGACCAAGGCGATCAGGGGATCCAGGGCATCCAAGGCGTCAAGGGCGACCAAGGCGATCAGGGGATCCAGGGCATCCAAGGCATCCAAGGCATCCAAGGCGATAAGGGCGATAAGGGCGACCAAGGTGATCAGGGGATCCAAGGCATCCAAGGCATCCAAGGCATAAAAGGCGACACTGGCAACACTGGACCGACGGGAAATACCGGGGCCACTGGCGCGACTGGACCCACCGGGGTTCGCGCTATCCAATCAAACGGGGTGAGCGGGCAAACCGTATCGAGCGACCCCATAATTATGGAAACGCCACCCACGGTCACAGTCATCAACGACACGGGCGCAACGACCATTACCGGCGCCACACGCCGCGCTCCCGCCCGCAACGGCTCAGATTTCACCTATCTCTCAGGCGTTTATGCGGACGTCGGCACAGTCGGCTCCTACACAAACTGCTACCGCCAAACCGGGCTAACTATCACCACCGCCGCCGGCCAAATCGACAACCTGCTCAGGTTTGAGTTTGAGACGGACACGGACCAGCTGGAAATCCTTGTACGGTCCGAGGACAGCACCCACAGCAAATACCGGATCTGGGTGGACGGCGAACTAGCCAGCGCCACAGAGTCCGCGGTCATCGGCCCGGCGACATCATGGCGACGCATCAAGATCGTTTTTGCCACCGCGACGAATAGGCGCATTACATTTGAGGGTCAGGAAATGACCTTTGGTGGCATTTGGGCACTACCCACCCGGACCGTGTGGCCAACATCGAGGGACATTGGCCCACGCGTAGTGGTCATGGGTGACTCCTATGGGACCAGTTTTGACACCGATGTGAAATGGGTTTGGGACTCATTTGCCATGGTCGCTGGGCGTTTGCTCAACTGGGACGTTTTCCCATCATTTGTTTCAGGCACCGGGTACGTCGCAACAGCTGGCGGGACCGAGGTTGCCTATGGCACGCGTTTCGCCACCGACGTGACTGCGCTATCGCCGGACATCGTGGTATTTACTGGCGGCCTGAACGATAACAGCGTGAGCCCGCTGTCCAGCGTAAATACAGCCATCACGTCACTTTTTTCAGCGGCTAAAGCCGCATTACCCGCCGCGCGTTTCATTGTTGCCGCCCCGTTCTGCCCCACGGACACATACCGCACAAACCTGACCACGATTTCCGGCTACCTCTACACCCAGGCACTAGCCAACGGTTTCACCTTCGCAGGAATACCGATCGAATACATCCAAGGCACGGGCACAGTGGCCGCCACCACGGGCGTGGGAAACTCCGACTATTACACCCTCGCCGACACTTACCACCTAAACCCAGCGGGCTACGAACTCCTAGGACGGCGCCTCGCCGCAGACATCCAAGACTCAACGCGCGACTGGTGGGCCACGGACCGTTTAGGCACCATGACCACGTCCAAGCGCGGACTAGTCCCAGCGCCCAGCGCGTCGCCATCATCGAGCAAATACCTCACCGAAACGGGAACGTGGGCCACCGCTACGGGCTCGGGTGGGACCACGATCACCGCGGTCCGGGCATACCGTTCCGCCGGCCTGACTAATCAAACGGGCCTAATCCAAATCGGATACAACACGCAGGACTACATTGACGTCGCCGGCTACCACAGCACAACGGTGAATAACGCGCGTTTCAAGGCACCCGCCGCGGGACGTTACCGCCTGACTGCCCAAGTGGCTTTGACAAACATTGTGAACCATGGCGCGATCATCGGCATTGACAAAAATGACAGCGGGAACTTTATCTACCAGCAACTTTTGGACGCAGTAAGTAATGGCGATTTGGCAAACCAAATCGTGGCCCAGGTAACCACGGGGTGGATAAATCTAGCCCTGAACGATTACGTCGCTGTTTCTGTCTATTGTGATGATCCGGCATTTGATGTTGGCTCCACGAATACGTGGGCCGTTTTTGAGCGTGCCGCATGAGCCGACGATCCCAGCGCCTCACCGCCACAGTGGACTCCCTCACCGCCGCCCAGCGCGTGAGCCTGCCACCACAGGCGAACCCATGGGCCGTGGCCGATGCCCTAAGTGCCATTACATGGCCCGAGATTTCCAAGACCGCGATGACGCGCCCGATGGCTATGACTGTCCCGGCCTGTGCGCGTGGCCGGAACCTGATCACGTCAACACTGGCGCAGGCACAAATCAACGCATGGCAGGGCACGCAACTATCAACCGCGCCGGCATTATTTGACCAGCCGGACCCTGACCTGCCCCGCGCAGTGACGATCGCCTGGACCGTTGACGACCTGATCTTTTCCGGTGTGGCTTACTGGCTGATCCTCGATCGTGACGTGCTGGGCTATCCGACAGCTGCGCGACGCGTTGACCCAAACCTAGTGGACGTGACCACGGACGGGATCGTGGAAGGCATCAACGGCCAGCCCGTTAGCCCATCGGACGTGATCGTTTTCCCCGGACTCCACGAAGGCATTTTGTCCTACGGTGCCCGCGAACTCCGCACAGCCTTTACCCTCTCCGACGCGGCCCGCCGTTTCGCCTCCGTGCCCCTGCCCGCGCTGGAACTCCACGACCTGTCCGAGGACGGCCTGAGCGCTGAGGAACGCCTAGCGCTGGTCGATGACTGGACCCGTGCCCGCGAACTATCCGGCGTGGGCTACACAAACCGATCCCTAGAGGTCAAAACCCACGGCTGGTCCAGCCGTGACCTCCAACTAGTAGAGGCCCGCGCGTATGCCGCCGCCGAGGTTGGCCGCGTTATGGGCATCCCCGCCGCCATGCTCGATGCCAGCCAGTCCGGCTCCTCCGTCACATACAACAACCTCCAAGACGCACGCCGCGATTTCACGGACTACACCCTCAGCACCTACACCACGCCCATCGAGCAACGCCTCAGCATGGACGACATCTCCAGCCCCGGTGTGATGGCAGTCTTTGACCTTGACTCCACGATCCTCCGCGCATCGTTCGCGGACCGCATGGCCGCCTACGATGTGGCGATCAGCTCAGGCGTCTACACGGTCGAGGAAATCCGCCGCCGCGAAACCGGAACCCCAGGAACGGTGACACGATGACCACGATTTACCTCACAGCATCCGACGCCCCCGTGGCATCCATTGACGGCCCCGCCCGTACCGTTCACGCCACGATCCTCCCGTGGGACAGTGTTGCCAATACCTCGGCGGGGCCGACCCGTTTTGCCCGTGGCTCGGTAAACATCACGGCCGCCCAAAACGTGGCATGGCTGATGGAGCATGACCGAAACCGCCTAGTGGGGTACGGCAAATCATTTCTTGACACACCGGCCGCGCTAGTGGGGACGTTTCACGCGCCGGACAACTGGGATACAGAGCTCCAAGCCGCTCACATGAGGTCGGGCTGGTCCGTCGGAGTAGATGTCATCCAGGCATCAACCGACCGCGACGGCGTCCTAGTCGTCAGCAAGGCAGTGCTAAGAGAGGTATCATCCGTTTCGGTGCCCGCATGGGACGCCGCCCGCACCATCTCAACCCCCTAAGGAACCCAATGAGCAAGCGCCCCACCCCGCGCCGCCTCACCGCGAGCGCACATCTGACCGGCGACGCCGGCACCCCAGCCACCACGGTTGAGGAAATCGCGGCCTCCGCCGCAGCATCAGCGATCGCGGCGACAGCTGTGACCCCTGAACCCACCATCGAGCCGACGCCGGCACCTGTCGAAACCCCAGCACCCACCGCTGTGGCCGCCGCACAGGCACCCGTCATCGCCGCCCGCACCCAGCCACGCCTCAGCGCATCACAGGCCGCCTCTTTGGTCGCGCAGGCTAACCGTGGAGAGATCCCCATGGGTCAACTCCAAGCCGCATTGACGGACATCACCTACACGGCAAACGCCGACACTTACCCCGACACCTGGGTAGGCCACGTTTGGGAAGGCGTCAACTACGCCCGCCGATTTGTGCCCGCAGTCGCCGCCGGTGCCCCCGTCACGTCCCTGAAGGTCACGGGATGGCGCTGGAACACAGCCCCAGTAGTTGCCCCTTACGATGGCGACAAAGAGGCCGTGGCATCAAACGCCGCCACCACCGAGGCCATCGAGGTCCCCGTGGTACGCCTCGCCGGTGCCCACGACATCGACCGCGCCTTCTTTGACCTCGGTTCCAGTGACTACGTCATGGGCTACTGGGCAGCGATGGCAGAGTCCTACGCCCGCCTCTCCGACGAATACTGCTACTCCGTGCTCGCTGATGAGGCCACGGACACCGGAACCAATGGCACCCCATTGGGCACCATCGTCCAAGCCGCCATGGCAGTCATGCCAACGGGCACCCCATCGTTCATCGGTATCTCAACCGAGGTTTACGCCGCCATGGCCGCCACAAACGTCCAAGAGGCTTTGGCCTTCCTGGGTGGCTCCCTGTCCTTCGATGGCACCGGATCGTTCGGTAACACGTCCCTGTTTGTGTCGGACTTTATCGCCGCAAATAAGGTCATCGCCGGTACGCGTAACGCCGCATCCTTCCACGAACTGGCCCCAGCGCTCCGCGTGAACGTGGCCAACGTGGCAAACGGTGGCATCGATGCCGGCCTCTTTGGGTACTGTGCCACTGTCGTCAACCAGCCCGCGGGCCTCGCAGTCGCAGAGCTGGACTAGGCACCCCAAACCGCTACGCGCTCCGGGCCTCCCAGCGCGACGCGTAGCCCCCACGGTGCCGGGACTCCCACCCCCGAGAGTCCCGGCACCACCCACCGGAAAGGAACACGATGGCTGAGCCGTTAGTCACGGGCGAAGATGTCCGCAACTATCTGCGCCTTCAGGACTCTGCCGACGCGGCATGGCTCCAAGACGCGGCGGACGCGGCCACCGATTACGTCAACTCTCTGGCGCACGTCGACGCGACAGAGTGGGACTACCGCACCCGGACCGGCGCCATCATGCTGGCTGGCCGTCTTTACTCCAGCCGAAACGCCCCACTAGGCGCGGCAGGGTTTGACTCCATGGGTGGGGTCATTTCAGCCCGCACCGATCCCGAGGTGGCGCGTTTGCTCCGCATCGGGCGCTACACCCCGCCAGCCGTAGATGGGCCGGTGACGTTGACGTGAGCGGCACCTACGCCACGGTCATGGGGCAAATGTGGGACGAAATCAACGCCCTAGGCTTACGCGTCACCGATGACCCAATGAGCGTTAACCCGCCCTGCGTAGTCATCGACCCGCCATCCATTGAGCGTTTGACAATGGGGCACTACAACATCAAGCATCAAATCCACATCGTCGCGCCGGGTGGCACTGGCACATCCGACGCGCTCGCCACCCTTGACTCCATGCTCGACGTTTTAGTGGACGCCCTTGACCCATCAAGCATCGAGCCATCCACCTACACCCTTGGGTCAACCGGCGACGGTGCCCCAGCTCTAACCCTCACCCTGGAAAGGTCCAACTAGATCATGGCTATCACCGACTCCCGCGTACGCGAAGGCGAACTAACCTTGGACGGCGACTCCTACGCCACCCAGCCCACAAACGTCCGCATCACCCCATCCCACGACTCCACGGGCGACCGCCTAGAGGTACTGGACGGCTCCGAAATCCAACCATCGTTTAAGCGCCGCAACACCCTGAACCTAGAGGCCATCCAAGACTTTGATAACACCGCCGGCCTGATCGCCCTGTCATGGGATCAAGACCTGAACACGATCCCATTTTCATGGACCCCTGACCCTGTCGGCCCGACATACTCAGGCGACGTGATGGTCATGGCCATCGAGGTGGGTGGGACAGTGGGCGAGCGTTTGACCACGACCGCGGAGTGGGAAATCATCGGCGGCGTCACAGTCACCCCATACGCTGGGCCATAAGCCATGCCCCTCGACGTGACTTTTCAGATCGAGGGCTTAGCCAAACT